CGGAGAAATTACCATTGAAGATACACCCGTAGTAATTACAGATAATGTAATCACGTCAATGGGTGCTGAGGAAATGGAAATGAAAACCGAAGAGGTTGTTGTTGAAGAGGTTGAAATGGCAAAAGAAGAGGAAGTTGTTGTTGAAACTGAAATGGCAGTTGAAGATGTTGCCGTTGAAGCGTACACCAAAGCAGAAATGGACGCGAAGTTCGACGAAATCTATGCAATGATTGCAGAATTAAAAACAGGAACTGCTACAGAAATGGCAGTTGAAGAGGTAGAAATGGCGGAGGCGCCAAAGTCAGGCATTGAGTTGAAAATGTCGAAAGTAGAAAAATTATCAAACTTTATAAACAAGAAATAAAATGAGCAGAAAAGTACAATTTTCAATGGAGGTTACAAATAACGCTCTATTGCAAGTAAATCCTAAAGAGTTTTACACAAAAGCATTGCTTGAGAATCGTTCAAGCGCAGAATTCCGTCAATTGTTGGGAATTAAAGAATCAACAAAAATCGCAGCATTAGACTTTGGTACTTTATTGACTGAAGCGGATTGTGATTTCGTAGTTAATAACTCTACATTGTCAGCTAAAACGATGGACGTTTGCAAAATCGCTTTGAATACTGAGGTTTGTCAATTCGAGGTTGAGCAGTCTTTCTTAGCTGATTGGATGCGTCAAGGTTCTAACGGTGATTTTATGCCTGCTGAATTCGCTACACATTTTTATGCTGAATTAGGTCGTTCAGTTTCTAATCAATTGGAGTACCTTACATGGCAAGGTGACACAGAGGGTGAAACTGATACTTACTTAGACCTTTGCGACGGTTTGGAAAAACAATTAGGAGGTGCTGATATTCCAGTAGCACAAAGAATCGCAGGAACGGCTATTACATCAACAAACGTAATTGCTCAAATGACTTTGGTTTACAATCAAATTCCTAGAGCTTTGAGAAACCGTAAAGCAGACGTTAAATGGTTTGTCGCTTCAAATGTTGCAGATGCTTACAGATTAGCAGTTGCTGTTCAATCAGCTGAGGCGTATACAACAAAAGACGCTCCTTTGAATTTCTTAGGTTACACTTTGTCTATTGGTGAGGGTATGTCTGACAACGCTATGACTTTGTCTTTGCAGTCTAACTACATTTTCCTTGCTGACTTGATTAGTGATCCAACAGATATCACTACAATCAACATGAAAGAAACAACAGGAGATAGAAAAATCCGTGTTATTTCTGACTTCAAAGTTGGTTTCAACTACTTGAACGATGACGAGTGGGTTACTTACAGTATTCCTGCAAACGCATAACATTAACGAGGGGTGTTAATTCACCCCTTTTTATTCACTTTTAAAAAATAGAAATTATGCCTTGTGAAATATTAGAAAGCATTGAGTTAGGTTGTGAAAGAAACAGCGGAGGTATTCATCAAATTTTGGTGGGCGATATGACCGATATTTCAACGCAAACAGCTAACAATGCTACATGGATAATTACAGCGATGACAGTGGCAACAGAGCCTATTGAAATCGAAGTAAAACGTAAAGTATCAAACTACGTTGAAGACCTTCAAAACGACTTTGTTAACGGTTCGGTAGTTAATACTTATACCATTACAACGATGTTACACCGTAGAGATGCTGACAAATCAAGAAAACTTAATTTATTAGGAGCTGGTCAAAGATATCTTTACATGATTGTTTTAGATGCAAACGGGCAATATTGGTATTTCCCTAACGTACAACTACAATCAGTTGGTGAGGGATCAGGTCAGGAACGTGCTGACGGTTCAAAATATTCGGTTGTATTCATTGGAGAAGACGACCATGAAGCATACCAAATTGATGCTGCGGTTGTCGCTTCATTACTGTAAATTAGATTTATTTTTAGTATTAAGGGCTGTTCAATTTGGACAGCCTTTTTTTATGTCCTATTATTTGCATGATTTACATTGAGAAAAACATACTTACAAATATAGCTTTAACACTTACTGAAAGTTCACAACTTGCAAACCCCTATTATTTGTTTCATTTTGTAAACGAGATTAACGATTCAGAATTCTTTGAAACATTTACTGATATTAGCGGATATCCTGATCGCTTTAATTTGTTTGAGATGCAATTAGACTACGTCGCAGGACAATATACCTATACAGTATATGAAAGTGCAACACCGGACCCGCAAACGATAGCAGACACAACGGGTAGAATTATAGAAACAGGAATTATGATAGTACATTCTGCAGAAAATGTAGATACAAATATTTATTTATGAAAATTTTAGGCATTAATTTTAGTAGGGGCGCGGTTGTAAGGACGGAGCAACAAGCATACAGCACACCGTTTGGCGTTATTGGTGATGGTAATTTATCTTTACCGTTTATTCAGTCCCAGGTACACAAAGCGGGTGTTATCTATTTCGGTTCGGATAACTTATTTCCTAGCGTATTAAATCAAATGTATTACACGTCACCTATTCACGGCGCCGTTATTGACTTTACTGTTATGGCAGTTGTTGGCGGTGGATTTACAGTTGACGGATTAAAAGAGGGCAAAGATAAGGTCGCATTTGGCGTTTGGTCGCGAATGAATAAAGTTGACCGTAACTTAGAAACTATTGCAAGAGATTATAAGATACATTCACGCGTTCACTTTATATTAAATTATTCAGATAGTGGGAAATTCCTGAAAATGGAACGTATCGAACCGGCAAGTATTAGATATCGTTTTGATGGTAACTACGAATTTAGTAGTGATTGGTCAACAGGTAAAGAGCGTAGATTTATCGAAGCCTTTCACCATGCTAAAATTGGAAAATTTACAGAAATGCTTTATACTTTTGGCGAAGTTGGCGCGGGTCAAGATATTTATCCGATACCTACTTATTCAAGTGCTTTAAATTGGTGCTATTTAGATGGTGAACAAAGTTATTTTCATAAATCAAACTTACAAAATTCTATTTTCCCAAGTCTTATAATTAGACGCCCTAAGCGATTCGGTTCTAAAAAAGAGGTTGAGGATTTTAAAGACGGTTTAATGAATAACAAAGGCGCCAAAAACGCTGGTAAGGTATTCGTATTGACGGGTGACGGTATGGAAAATACGCCCGAAGTTGTAGTTCCGGGCGCGCAGTCAAACGATAGACTTTTCGAGGGTACAAGCAAAGAGTTAAAAGATAATATTTGCTTTGCACACAAAATTAACCCCGCTATTATGGGCGTAAAAGTTGCGGGTTCTTTGGGGAACGCTCAGGAACTTGAGATGAGTTACGCTATTTTTGAAAAAAACGTGGTATTTCCAATGCGTAAACAACTTGAAAATATGTTTAACGAGCTTTTACAAATTGCAGGCGTTGAAGGAGTTTTCAATATTACTGGTTTCAAAATTATTGGTGAAGAAATTGTCGGGGGTGAGGAAAGTAAAATCAATAAAACTGGTGAATTACTTAACGCAATGTCGCCTTTACTTGCAAACAAAGTACTTGACAATCTTACAATCAATGAAATTAGACGTATTGCGGGACTTGCAGACGTGCCAGACGGCGACCAATTAGCAACCCCTAGCGCACCCGTAAACAATAACACAGAAACTATTGCACCATGATATACTTTGTAACAGAAAACTATTTAAAACAAAAGACACCGATAACGCAAAATGTTAGCGCAACTGACATAATGCCGTTTATTGAGCCGTCGGCAAGTTCATGGATGCAATCAATTTTGGGTACTTACTTTTTCAATGATTTATTGGTAAAATACAACGCTCAAACCTTAAATGGAGATGAAACTATTTTAGTAGAGAAAATTAAGCCCGCTGTTGCTTGGCGTGCAACTGTAGATTGTGTTCTAGGTTTGACTTATCAACTAAAAAATAAGGGACTGCAAAAACAAAACGGCGACAATTCAGAAAGTGTGGACCAAACAGAAACAACTTTTGTAATGCGACACTACGAGCAAAAAGCTGAATTCTTTGAAATGATGACGCGAAAATATTTGAAGCTGAATAAGGACTTATTTCCTGAGTTTACAAGCAACTTAAACCGTGACTCAGAATTAGCCCCACAGCACGACGATAATTTCAACACCGATACAATGTTCATATGATTAGTTATCTACAAGCGGTAAACGTTATAAAGACCTTTGCGGACCAACACTTGCAAGTTAATAAGTTTGACTTTGAGTTTAAAGAGCAAATGCAAAATTTGGCTACATTAAACGAGGCGTATCCATTTGTTTATGTAGTGCCTGTTGCAAGTGATACAATAGTAAATGTTAACGAGTTTGATGTGGAAATCTATTGCGTAGATAGACTGCAAAAAGACCGTACAAATGTGAACTACGTTATTAGTGACTGTAATCAAATATTGAATGATTTGGTATTGTGGCTTGAGGAGGGACAAAATGATATCGAAATAGTAGGAACGGCAACGCAAACACCGATAAATAACGATTTACTAGATTACGTCGGAGGGTGGGTTTTACGTGTACGTTTGCAAGTTGAAAAAATCGGACTTTGTGAGATTCCTTTAAATGGTGAAACACCGCCCCCACCCCCTGGTTGTGAAGATGCGGTGGTAAAAAATTCAGATGGAAGTTACACAGAATTAGTTGCAAGTGGTGGCACTTTGGTTTTACCTGATACAACATATAATTTTATTATTAACGGAGTTACAACAAGCGAAACCGTTGCAAGTTTAGCTGACAATACATTCAACATATTATGGCAATAATAGACATTAACATAGCTACTCCGACGTTGGACGAAGTTACAACAAGCGGAAATTTAACTACAAACGAAATTAAATTCGGTACGGGTGTAGGTATCTTATTAGACAATACTTCAAGACTTAGAGAAGGCACAATAGACGCTCAAACAGGCGGTTCAAAAGGTATTGCTCAAATTTGCGCTGTAGGTTACGAGTTAAAGTGGGAGGCTGGCAGTTTGTATGTAATGGACGGTAACGGTACTTTAATTCGTGAAGTAAACCATAAATTTAATATCATTCCTGATGCAAACAACGATAGTACAGAGGGCTTTTACGTTGGTTCTAGGTGGATTTTAGACAACGGCGATATTTATGTTTGTACTGATAGCACTGTTGATAATGCTGTTTGGGAAAAATTAAATAGTTTAGATGAATTAGTTCCTTACACGGGTGCAACTGCAGACGTAAACTTAGGAAATCAAGATTTATACGCAAACAAAGTATGGCTTTACGACGCGCCAAACGATGGGTATGGTAGCATTCATTTAACTGATAATGATTTTCATATTGAGGATGCCGAGGGACATAAAATGTTAGTGATTGAAGATGGCTTTATGCAAATACATTTAAGCGACGCTATTCAATCTAACCTTTTCACAACTTTAT